AGGTAATTCGAATCGCTCCATAGGGCTAGGCAGTATATTTCAAAGTATTTTCTATTCGTTAAACAATGCGCCCCCTACCCCGTCCGCTTTCGAAAAAGCCGGGAATTATATCACAAGATTTTGCTTTACGCTAACTGAACATTGTGTGTAGTATCTCTTTATGCCATTGATTACGAGATCCGAAGCGGCAAGAGCGCTGGGTGTGACACCGGAAGCGGTCTATGCAGCAGTGAAGACGGGGCGGTTGCCGGTGGTGCGGACGGCAGATGGTCGTGAGCTTGTAAATAGCGAGACCATGCGCGAGCACTGGGCAAAAAACACGCAGCGGCGCATAGGAAGAGGTCCAAAACCGCCTGCTGGACAAAAAGCGTTTCCGGCTGCCAGGCCGCGCATGGCAAAGACCGAGGAATCGATCCCGGACTATGACGAGTCGCGTGCGAGAACTGAGCACCTGAAGGCGGAACTACTGGAGCTTGATCGCAAGCAGAAAGAAGGCGTTTTGGTAAAAGCAGAAGAAGTAGAGCTGAAATGGGTGGAGATTGTGACGTTAGCTAGGACCAAAATCTTAGGAATACCGACAAAAGCAAAACAAAGGATCCCGGATCTGGACACAGATGCGGTGTCAATGCTGGAAGATATTGTTCGCGAAACCCTGGAAGATCTGTCGGAGAGCGTCGGCGATGAATGAAGATAACCTGCTGAGGCTGGAGCGTGCGGCGTACAAGGCGTTCAAGCCACCGGAGAAGCTGACGTTGAGCGAGTGGGCGGATCGTTATGCGTTTTTAAGCGCAGAAAGTAGCGCAGAAGGCGGTAGATGGCACACTTTGCCCTATCAAAAGGGAATTATGGATGCAATAACGGATCCAAGGGTTGAGCAGGTGACAGTGATGAAGAGTGCTCGTGTGGGGTACTCGAAGATTTTGAATCACACGATTGCATTCCACATTCACCAGGATCCGTGCCCGATCATGCTGGTGCAGCCGACGATCGAGGATGCGCAGGGCTACTCGAAGGAGGAGATTGCGCCGATGCTCCGTGATACGCCGTGCTTGAAGGGATTGGTGAGTGAGTCGAAGGCGAAAGATGGCGCGAACACGATTTTGCAGAAGCAGTTTCCAGGTGGAACGCTGAGCATGGTCGGCGCCAATAGCCCGCGCGGGTTTAGGCGTGTGAGCAGAAGGGTGGTGTTGTTTGACGAGATCGACGGCTACCCGGCATCAGCAGGCGCGGAAGGTGACCAGATCAAGCTTGGTATCAGACGGACGGAGTACTACTGGAATCGCACAATTGTGTCCGGTAGCACGCCGACAGTTAAGGACTTCAGCCGCGTGGAGCGCATGTTCCTGCAGACGGATCAGCGTCGCTATTTCGTCCCGTGTCCTGATTGCGGTCATATGCAGTACCTGAAATGGCCGAACATTCGATGGACTGATGGCGACCCGAGCACAGCGGGGTATTGCTGCGAGTCATGCGGTGTAATAATTCCACATTCTAAAAAGCGTTGGATGGTAGAGCGCGGCGAGTGGCGCGCTACTGCACCAGGGAATGGGAAGCATGTGGGGTTTCATATCTGGGCGGCGTATAGCTACAGCCCGAATGCAACGTGGCCGAACCTGGTGGAGGAATTCTTGGATGCAAAGAACGATGCAGAGCAGTTGAAGACGTTTGTGAATACGGTGCTGGGAGAGACGTGGGAGGACGAGTATGCGTCGAAGGTCGGTGCTGGTGATCTGCTGGATCGCGCGGCAGCAGAGCAGTATCAGCAGTACGTGCCACCAGTGGAGGCGCTGGCGTTGACGATCGGTTGTGACGTGCAGGATGACCGGCTGAGCTTGAGCGTGTGGGGCTGGGGCCGCGAGGAAGAGGGTTGGCTAATCGATCGGGTGAAGCTGTATGGCAGCCCATCGAGGCCGGAAGTGTGGAAGCAACTGGACGAGATTTTGCAGAAGCCTTACGTGAATGAGGCTGGCGAGGAGATGAAGGTGCTGTGTTGCGCGATTGACTCTGGCGGCCACCACACGCAGGAGGTGTATCAGTACAGCAGGGAACGCGCGTCGATGGGCGTGATTGCGATCAAGGGCATGTCGCAGAAGGGCAAGCCACCGCTGGGTAAGGCGACGAAGGTTGATGTGGACTACAAGGGCAAGGCATTAAAGAAGGGCGCACAGTTGTTCCCGGTCGGTGTCGACACGGTGAAATCGCTGCTGTTCGGCCGGTTGAAGCACAATGACCCTGGGGCGGGATATCTGCACTTTTTCCCGACGATCGGCACTGACTACTTCGAGGAGCTCACAGCCGAGAAGCAGATATTGCGTTTTAGGAACGGGTATCCCGAGCGCGTGTGGGTGAAGAAGAGCCAGGCTCCCAACGAGGCATTGGACGAGATGAATTATGCGTATGCGGCATTGCATCGTTTGTACCAGAAGATGGACAGGCGAACGATTTGGGATCAGCTTGAACGTCGTGAGGAGAAGCCGAAGCGTGCGCGAGCGAGTGCGACACCAAAGCGGAGTTTCGTGAAGCAGTGGTGAGTTACGGCGCTAAAGTACCAAGAAGCCTGAAGTTAGAAGTCGAATGGCGATTCCCCCGTCCATAACAGCCGGCGTGGACGTGGTGTGGACCGACGCTGCGACGACCGATGTGTTTGGCAATTCGGTAACGAGCGCAACGCATAATTTAACGTATTATTTCCGGCTGAATACAGCGGGCGAGGGTGTGACCGCGACCGGTACGGCGTATAGCGATGGCTGGAAGATCACAATTCCTGCCGTGACCAGCGCCGGAATGGACGCGAGCACTGGATGGTATTTCCAAGCGGTGCTGACTGCGATCAGTGGTGGTGCGGTTAGCGAGTACAGCAGGGGGCAGATTGAGGTCCAGGCATCGCTGGCCTATGCGGGGTCGCCGGCTGCATTTGATGGTCGGACGCAGGCGCAGAAGGATTTAGAGGCAGTTCAGGCTGCAATTCGCTCGTTGATGACGGGTGGTGCGACGCAGGAGTACAGGATTGGCAATCGCAGCTTGAAGCGGTACGACCTGACTGACCTGCTTGCGCTTGAGTCGCAACTGAAGGCAACAGTGGTTCGCGAGAATAAAGCGAAGATCATTGCATCGGGTCTTGGTGATCCGAACAATTTGTTTATCCGTTTTGGTAACGGCTGATGGGCATCCGCACCAACATTTTGCGTCGTATTGGCCTTCAGCCGATTCCGAAGGCACTGCCACCCGTGAGGCGCCGCAATTATGCGGGTGCAATTATCAGCCGCTTGACTAGCGACTGGATGGCGACGCAAGCCAGTGCAGACGCTGAGATTCGCACGAGCCTGAAAAAGCTGCGTGATCGCAGCCGCGAGATGGTGCGGAATAATCCGTACGCAAAACAGGCAAAGCGAACAACGCAGATCAACGTTGTCGGCAGCGGCATCAAGATGCAGTCCCAGGTTGCATTACTGCGTGGCAACCGTCGTGATGAGCGCACGAACAGCTTGATCGAGCAGAAGTGGGCATCGTGGTGCCGCGCTGAGCATTGCGATGTAGCTGGCCGCCAAAGCTTCCACATGATGGAGTGGCTAGCGATTGGCGCTCTGCCTGAGTCAGGAGAAGCGCTGTTCAGGATTGTTCGTCGGCCGTTCGGGGGAAGTCGAGTGCCACTGGCGCTCCAGATGCTTGAGGCTGATTACTTGGACGAGGAGTACCAAGGCCCAACCCTCGCCCAAGGGAACGAATGGCGGATGGGCGTGGAAGTTAACGAATGGGGCCGCCCGGTGCGGTACGCCTTCCTCACGCGCCATCCAGGTGACTACTGGTTTCAAAATGCTCCGCAACGAAACGAAAAGCATGTCTTCCTGCCGGCGGAAGATGTCATCCATTTGTTCATCCCGGAGAGGCCGCAACAGCATCGTGGCGTGCCTTGGTTCCATTCTGTGATGGCGGACGCGCATCAGCTTCAAGGGTATGAGGAAGCTGCCGTGATTCGAGCGCGTGCTGGCGCGTCGATTATGGGCTTTATTACTAATCAGGAGGGTGAGCTTACTGCTGATGACGTTGAGAGCGAGCGTCGGATCAGTGAATTTGAGCCAGGAATGTTCAAGTATTTGATGCCGGGCGAAAACGTGACGGTGCCAAATATTGATTCGCCCGACCAGCAGTTTGAGATGTTTGTTAAGAATAAAGTACGTCGATTCGCTAGTGGTTTTGGCTGCTCGTATGAGACGTTGAGTCGTGACTTTAGCGATACAAATTATTCAAGCAGTCGTTTGAGCCTGCTGGAAGATCGCGAGCACTGGAAGGTTGTGCAAGCTTATTTGATTGAGCATTTTCACCTGCGTGTATTCCGCGAGTGGTTGAGCTTGGCAGTGCTTGCTGGCGAGCTGCCGTTTGATGACTTTGAAGCGCGACCTGAGCGTTATGACACCCCGCGTTGGATGGCGCGTGGCTGGGATTGGGTGGATCCGCTTAAGGAGGTGAAGGCTTACCGCGAAATGGAGCAGGCGGGCTATATGACCAAGGCGCAAATTGTGGCAAAGCTTGGCGGTGATTTTGAAGATAATTTGGCTGAAATTGCGCGCGAGCAGGCTGCTGCGGAGCGTTTGGGGGTTGAATTGGATCGGGACATTATTGAGCAGCCGATGTTGCCGGCTGATCAACCACTGCCGCAGGAGGAAGGCTGATGGGTGCGATGCCGACTGATGGAATGCGCGAGGAAGCTCGCAGGTATAGGGCCTGGAAGGAGGAAGGGCGCAAAGGCGGCACCGAGGTTGCCGCTCGGCGTGCTGGGCAGATTTTGAGCGGTGAAGAGCTGAGTGATGAGACCATTCGCACGATGAGTGCATGGTTTGCTCGTCATGAGGTGGACAAGCAAGCCGAAGGGTTCAGTCCGGGTGAAGAAGGGTATCCATCGCCTGGCCGTGTTGCATGGGCAGCGTGGGGAGGTGACTCGGGTAAAACATGGAGTGATGCACTTGTGGCCCGTATGGACTCTGACCGTGAGTTAACGCCTGATTTGACTGCGCCACAGGTGCAGTTGTATGAGGCTTACGAGGAGATTGCGGAGGAGCTTGGCCAGTTTGGTCAAGAT